GAAAAAACATTTGCCGATTTTATGCTTTGGAGTAAAAGAACTACATATGCTGCAATTGCAATGCTTTTAATTGTAGCATCATGTAACTTTGGGGTAGAGGACGACACCTATCCTGCCTATAACGGCGAACAATATAATCCGTCCAATCTTAATGTAAAGAAATAAAGATAGGAAAATCTATGAAGAATCTAATTATAGCAAGTATTATGGCACTTTTCACTACTTCAGTATTTGCTGAAGATATAACAATTGAAATGTTAAATAAACGTGAAGATGGCGCTAAGATGGTATATTCTCAAGACATTGCACGTATTGATGTAGGAGATACAATTACTTGGGTACCGACACAAAAAGGACATAATGTAGAATTTATTGCAGGTCCTGATGGATGGAAAGCGCCAAAGAAATCAAAACTTAGCAAAGAAGTTTCTATTACTTTTGACACACCAGGAGTGTATCTATATCAATGTTCACCACATAAAACAATGGGTATGATTGCTATTGTGGTAGTAGGCGATGGAGACAATGATATCTCAAAGGCTAAAGTAAAAGGTAAGTCAAAAAAAGTATTTAAGGCTTTATTGGCTGAACTATAATGATTAAAAAACTAGTTAACAAAATCCCAGAGTTTTGTATGACTCATTGGTTACTTAGAATACCTCTTATTGTTGTATTTTTGCAGCAAGGGCTTTCTAAGTGGCCTATTGATGTAAATGATTCTCCAGTAGAATTAACACTATTAGTTTGGACATTCGTTGTACTAGGCGAGCTAGGTGGTGCCATCGGTCTTATTGTTGGTGGTATATTAGACTATATTAAAAAACTAAAAGAGTTTGGTGATATTATTACACGTTTCTCCGGGATTACTATGGCAAGTATTATGACTGGAGTTATTTGGACGGGAGAACCCGAAAGCTTTACTGATGTGTTATTATATGATAATCTTCATGTATTACTATGGGTAGGCTGTATGTACTTTGCTCTTAGAGGTAATCGTTCGTGAATCCACAAAAGCGTACTGTTTACATTATGCTATGGACTTGTGTCATATTTCACTTTGTGATTATACCTATCTGGATGTGGAGTCTAGGATTATAGTAAGATATAAAAGATTTATTAAATGGTACCATGTTCTTAGAAAAGACGGTAATACCATGGGCGTATGTAATGTAGGTCCATGGTATAGTCGTTATAGTAAGCTCAATTGTATATGCTGGGCTTGGGCTAATTCTGGTACGCACACTATAGATGGTAAAAATTTATAGTTTACAAACATCTCATAATATGTTATAATAATTCCAACTGGAGGTTATTAATTTGAATTCATTCTACACTTCTGTGAACCGTTATGGTAATTCTATTCTTTATCGTGGATATTCCCCTAATGGTTCACCAATTAATCAACGTTATAAATTTAAACCAAAATTCTGGGTAGCATCCAAGGATCCAACAGAGATAAAATCCTTTGATGGTGGCAACATAAGCCCTATAGAATTTGAAAATATGCGTGAAGCTAAAGAGTTTCTTGAACAATATTCAGAAATGGATGGCGTAAAGATATATGGCACACGTAATTATATACATCAGTTTATTACAGATAAGTTTCCTGATGATATTAAATTTAATCCGAGTAGTATAAATGTAGTAAACTTTGATATAGAGGTTGCCTCAGATGATGGTTTTCCAACTCCAGATGCTGCAGCATATCCAATTATATCTATTGCTCTTAAATCCAGTAAATCTTCGATATATCAAGTGTGGGGTTTAGATGACTATGATCCATCTAAAACAGAAATCAATTTAGATGGTGGTCAGATACAGTATCATCAGTTTGACTCTGAACCAGCAATGATGGCTTCGTTTCTAACTTACTGGACTAAAAATTATCCTGATATTATTACTGGCTGGAATACTAGATTCTTTGATGTTCCTTATCTTGTTAATCGTATTAAAATTATTGGTACGGAAGAAGCCGCTAACAAGTTATCTCCATGGAAACTTGTTAATGAAAGAAATACTACAATCATGGGTCGACCTCAGGTTAATCATGAGATTGTTGGTATTCAACAAGCAGACTATCTTGAACTGTTTAAAAAGTTTGGATATTCATATGGAACACAAGAATCATATAAACTAGATCATGTGGCCCATACTGTTCTTGGAGAAAAGAAACTTTCCTATGAAGAACATGGTAATCTTTATACTTTATATAAGAAAGATCATCAAAAGTTTATTGATTATAATATTCGAGATGTTCAGCTAATTGATAAGATGGATGCTAAGATGGGTCTTATTAACTTAGCAATGACTATGGCATATAGAGCAGGTACTAATCTTTCCGAGACATTTGGTACAACATCTATCTGGGAATCAATTCTCTATCGTAGATTACTCTCAAAGAATATTGTGTCACCAGTAGAGCAGATTCAGAGAGTTGCTTATGAAAATAATTCTAATCCAAATATTATCGAGGGTGGCTATGTAAAAGATCCTCAAGTTGGAGCACACGACTGGGTAGTATCGTTTGATTTAAATTCTCTGTATCCAAATATTATTGTTCAGTCTAATATATCTCCAGAGACTATTATTCGTAATAAAACATGGAGAACATTTCAACAAGGTGTTGATCACTATTTAAACGGAACAGATAAAGCTGATAGTGAATATTCTATCTGCGCAAGTGGAGTGCCTTTCTCGAGAGAAAAGCAAGGAGTAATTCCAGAACTTATTGTTGATTACTATTCAGAAAGAAGTGTTATCAAGAAAAAGATGTTAGATGCTAAGTCACAGTATGAAAAGACAAAATCATCGTATCTTGAAGCAGAAATAAATCAGCTAGAAAATAACCAGATGTCAATTAAGATTTTACTTAATTCTCTTTATGGTGCTCTTGCCAATAAACATTTTAAATACTTTGATAATGCCCTAGCCGAGAGTGTAACGCTTACTGGTCAGCTTTCTATTAAATGGGCAGAGCGTGCTATTAATCAAGAGATGAATAAAATTCTTAAGACCGACGATTTTGATTATGTTATTGCTATTGATACGGATTCAGTTTATATTAATTTCGGTCCTCTTGTCTCTAAATTGAAACCAAAAGATCCTGTAAAGGCTATTGACAAACTATGTCAAGATCATTTTGAAAAGATTATAGCTAAAGCATATGATGGTTTATATCATAGACTTAATGGTTATACTCCACGAATGGAAATGGGCAGAGAAGTTATTGCCGATCGTGGTATATGGACTGCAAAAAAACGCTATATACTTAACGTACACAATAACGAAGGTGTTCAATATGCAGAACCTAAACTGAAAATGATGGGCATCGAGGCTATTAAATCATCAACTCCTGAGGTAGTCCGAGATAAGTTTAAAGAAATATTTAAGGTTATTATTACCAGTACTGAAGCAGAAACTCGTAGATATATTAATGACTTTAAAGCAAAATTTAAATCTCTACCACCTGAATCTGTTGCATTTCCACGCGGAGTTTCTGATATTAGTAAGTTTTCACATAATAAGAATATCTATTGTAATTCTAATAATTCTAAACAATGGTCATCGGGTAGTCAGACAGCAACAATAAAAACAACGCCTATTCATGTTCGTGGTGCTCTTTTGTATAATCATCATGTTAAAGATAAGGCACTAGATAAGAAGTACATTATGATACAAAACGGAGAAAAGATTAAATTTACATATATGAAGCTTCCGAATCCTATTCGTGAAAATGTAATTTCTTTTCCGGATTACTTACCCGAAGAATTAAATCTGCATAAATATGTAGACTATGAGATGCAATTTGAAAAAACTTTTATTGAACCGCTTAATCCTATTCTTGAAGCCGTTGGTTGGTCTGTCAAGGATGTGCAAACACTGGAGGACTTTTTTGGATGAATTATATATTTGACGTAGACGGGACTTTAACACCAAGCCGTATGCGGATAGATAAAGAATTTAAGGAATTCTTTTTAGAATTTATAAAGAAAAATAATGTTTATCTTGCTACAGGATCAGATTATATAAAAACAGTAGAACAACTTGGAATAGAAATCTGTGAGAATGTTACTAAGTGTTATAACTGTTGTGGTAACAGCGTTTGGAAAAACGGAGAGGAAATATTTAGATCCGATTGGACGCTGTCGGACGAATTAGATAAATGGTTAAAAAAACAACTAAAGAAAAGTAAATTTGATATAAGAACTGGTAATCATATTGAGCAAAGACCTGGTTTAGTAAACTTTAGTATTGTTGGTAGAAATGCCTCCTTTGAAGAAAGGTTTATATACACTCAATGGGATGAACAGGTAGAAGAAAGAAGAACAATTGCTAGAGAATTTAATCAGCAGTTTGCATATTACAAAGCTCAGGTAGCAGGGGAGACAGGTCTTGATATTATTCCTATAGGATATGATAAGAGACAAATTGCTGATGATATTGAGGGACCAATAATATTCTTTGGTGATAAAATGGCTCATGGTGGTAATGATTATCCATTAGCTGAAGTAATACAGTATAGAGAAAATTCTTGGAATTATGAAGTAAAGTCTTGGAAAGACACCCATAAAATATTAATTAGTTTATCATATAATGGTTTACAATAAGTCAAATATAGTGTATAATAATACTATAGAGGAGAAAAAAAAATGAAAGCTGGTAAAGTATGGGGAACAACTGAACTGATTGAAGCTAATGGTGCTTTAGAATTTCATCGTATTGAAATGGAAGAAGGTGGTGTATGCTCTAAGCACTTACATCGCTATAAGTGGAATGGTTTTTATGTAGAATCTGGAAAGATGCTTATTCGAACATGGCAACGTGATTACGATTTAGTTGATGTTACTATTCTTGATGAAGGCGATTATCATAAAGTTAAACCTGGTCTTTATCATCAATTTGA